CACGATGATACAGATTGTGTCCTTAACGACATAAATCAGCCTTTTGTTTTAGGGGCTGGAGACGCAAATCCGGAAACGGGTTATCCGGGAGAGTATGCTGAAAAATGGAACAGGAGGGAGGAAAGAACATGACGAAGCGTTTTTGTGATCTTTGCGGAAAAGAAATACACAAGATTCAGGATACTTATAGGGTCATCGTGGAGAGCAACGTAAGCATTTCCTGCGCAAGCGACCCGAACATAGTGGATGTGAGGGAAATATGCCCTGCCTGCGCAAAGCGTATCCGCCAGACTGTGCAAGAGCTGAAACAGGTGGTCTAACATGGCTGAATACATTGAGCGCACAGAAGAACTCGTGCTTGCCATGAATGCCGGTGCGAGGGTAATCGAGAACACAAGGCGCTATCACGGCACTGTTTACAGCAAAGATGTGTTCTCGGAGACACCACAGAAAATCCCGTACTTGCTGGCTGCCAAAGTGCTGCGGGGTGTTGAAGAGGCACCTGCCGCCGATGTGGCCCCGGTGGTACATGCCGAATGGGTAGTCTGTGGCGATGGCGATAACGTTCCGTGGATGTGTAGCCATTGCGGCAAGACAACGGCTCACAAGTATAAGGTCATATATGGGAAATACTGCCCCCACTGCGGAGCAAAGATGGACGGAGGTGCTAACCATGCGGCTGATTGACGCAGAGTTATTGGAAGAACAGTTTGGAATTTCCGATGCAGATATTTTGGCAAAAGAAGAAATCCGATACGCTCCCACCGTGGATGCCGTGATCGTGACGCGGTGCAAGGACTGTGTACACTGGAATGATGACCCCGATACTTATGGGGCAGATGACGGCCCGAAAGGCAAATGTATGAAATCATTTGAAACGATGTGCGCAGATGACTTTTGCAGCCTTGGCGAGAGAAAGGACGGCGGGGATGGCTAAACAATCCGCTTATTTGCAACGGCGGGACGCGCAGTTGGATGCGGTCTTCTGGGCCGGTGCGCGATGGCAGCGCAGTTCGCCGTTGACACTTTGCAGATGACCATGCACCAGAAGGAAGGCTGGGGCTATGATCGCATCATGCGCGTCACGCATGAGTGGATGGAGACCCAGCGGGAATACAGACCTGCCTTAAACTGCAAGGACCCAGAGGCAGACGTCCGGCAGGAGCACATGGATCGGGTGCTTGCGGAGATCATCAGCGGGAAGGCAGAGCTGATCCGGTTTCCGGATCGGTATCCAAACGCGAAAAAGATCAAATACGGGAGGTAAGGCATGGAAACTGAAAAAATGAGTTATGAACCAATGGAAATTGATCGCGTACCGTATATGGGCTTGCCAGATTGCAAGGACTGCCCGGAAAAACGCTCAACGGTCATTGAGCATCGGTTGTATGGTAATTCTGGCTGTGTGGCAGTTGATACGCATGTGGAATGCGCAAAACTGGATCTTTGCCTCAAACTCAAGCAGCGTTTGATGGAAAGCCTTCGAGATGGGATCATCTGCGGGGAGGGCGACAGTAAGCCGCTGGGCCTGAGCCGTGCGGAGCCTCCTGCCGATGACTGATAAACAATGGAGAGGAGTAAATTATGAGCGCACTGGCGTTTTTTTTAGTTCTGGTAGCACTGATTATTGATGCCGTATCGTTTTTTACTATAGGCGCGATTTATGGGCTTGCTGCCAGAATCAATCAACTTGAGAAAATCGGCTATAAAGTAACAAAAAACGATGAATGATCCATATGTATGCGTCCGGCAACGGGCGGGGCCATTGGTCAAGACACTGATTACGGACAATTACGCATACCTGCGGCGTTATGGGCCTAATGCGGTGCGGGGCCGGTGTGGGCCGGCCCTCAGCCGCACCAGTCTGGACAAGTTGGAACTGCGGCTGGCGCTGTTTGGCTATGACGGTATTTTTTACGACCTAACCTTTGACGATGCCCATCTGCCGCCAAATCGGGCTGGTGTGGAGCGTGTGTGGGATGCCTTTCTCAAGCGGCTCCGACGATGGAAACGCGGGCCTGTGGATTTTTACGTCTATCGGATTGAGGGACTACACGGAGACAAGCGACTCCATATCCACGCATTTCTGCGGGACCAGGACTTTCCACCGGCTGTGGTGCAATATCTGTGGACGTTCGGCTTTGCGTATGACAAGCCGTTTAACCGGGCCAGGGTGCTGTCAGAGGGCGGCTACCGTGGGCTGGCGATCTATTTCACCAAGGAGGTCCCGGAGGTGGGCCGCCACCCGTGGGGCTGCTCCCGGGCGCTGAGTAAGTACCTTCCGCCTCCGGAGGTGACCACCTGCAAGAGTGGCATGGTGCGGCTGCCCAAGGGCGCCACACCGCTGCCCATGCAGGGCCGGGACCGTCCTCAGCTGGGCGTGTGGGGGCTCTATGGGTATAGCCGGTATCTGCTTCCGGAAAAATAGCGCTTTTATTTTAATAACAAAGTTTAGTATTATCTATCTATAGATAGCGTATCCTCTTGAAACCTAGGGGATATTTACGGACAACCGCAAGAAAGTGAGGGAAAAGCCTTGCAACCGATGAAAAAAGGTGATAAACTTGCCATAAAGGATGGATATGCAGTTTGCCCGGTCTGCCGACACAAGACCAGCCAGGCAATCAGACCGGACACTGTGGCGGACAATCTCCAGCTTTGGTGCCGAAACTGCAAAGCAATCCATCTCGTGAAAATTGACCGTGGCCAGTGCTCGATGATTAGCCGGTGCCGATGATCCCCAGCGTTGGGGGCATCGGTGCCGGTTTTTGTTTTGCATTGTTTTTGGCCTGTGCTCTTGTAGCCGGTGCTAATGCTCCGCCGTTGCGGCGGGTGTTGGCATCGGCTTTTGTTTTTGCCCGGAGGTGATAGCCCGTGGAACAGATGGCCGGTGCCGGTATCTCCGGCGCAAGGCTTCGGGAGCTGGTCTCGCTGCTGGCAGCGGGCCATGAGTATAAATTTTATTCTTGGCCTGAGTGGCGGGCACTGCGGCTGGAAGTCCTCCGGCTGGATCGGTACGAGTGTCAGCACTGCAAGGCGGCGGGGCGTTACCGCAAGGGGTACATCGTGCATCACGTCAAGCACCTTCGGCAGCGGCCTGACCTGGCTTTGAGCGTGTTTGACCCGGATACGGGCCAACGTCAGCTTGAGACGCTGTGCAAGCAATGCCACGAGCAGGAGCATCCAGAGAGCCAGCGGCAATTTCGGCCGAAGGCCTTGCCAATCACCGCTGAGCGGTGGGATTAACCCCCCATCGAGAAAAACGGCTTTACTCCGTTCGTTGCTAATCGGGTGGGTCCAGGACAAAAGATGGGCCGACGGGCGTGCGCGGCGCCGCGACGCGCAGGCGGCGCGGGCGCGGCAATGATTCTGCCGGGTGCAAGGGCACAGAAGCAGATTTGGTTACGGAAAGCGTCCAGCTGGGCCAGCAATATCTGGCAGAGCCCTGCGGAGTCTTGAGAAAGCCAGCCCTTCTTTTGGCTGAGAAGGCTACCGCCGGCCTTTGATCCCCTTAATCTGCTAAACCCGACTTGCAGGGCGAAGGCAAAGCTGATTTTGACTGATGGAAAAACACGATCCGGCTTGTGACCCGGCCCCTGTGCCGGCTTCACTCTTTCTTCCCTTCCGGTCTCCGTGCCCTACCACGGAGGCCGGGTCATGGGCCGGAGCTGCCGCCCTGCCTGCGCCGAAGGCCTGCGCTGGATGCGCGGGGTATTGACGTAGACGCGGTGGGGCGGCGCGGTCCGATTCGGACACATACTTCCGGTGTGCACGGCGGCGCTTGCGCCGCAGCGGGTTTGATCCTCCTGTCGGCGGCTCTGGCTGCCATGCGAGAGCCGCCGTGTGCGCCGGACGGAAAGAAACGGGAAAGGAGGAGCCTTATGGAGCAGGCAAAGGACTGGAGAAAAACCAAACAGTACCGGGAACTAAAAAAGTCCATGCTGGATAATCTGGAAGCCAGAGGCCTTTTGGAAAAAGCGTACACCGACAAGGTGGACGAGTATCTGGACTTCTGGGTGCGGCGGCAGGAATTGCAGACGGATGTGGCTGAGCGCGGTCTTTCCGTGATGGATGATCGGGGCCGCATTACGGAAAACCGCAGCGTGTCTCTGGAAATTCAGGTGGCCCGGCAAATGCTGGCCGTATGGACGGCACTGGGCTTTAAGGACGCCGCCGCAAAATCGGACGTGCCGGGAGGCATGGACGATGAGCTGTAAGCTGCCGCCAGCGGTCACGGCGTATCTGGAGGCAGTGGAAGCAGATAAGCCCCGGGCCTGCCCGGAGCAGCACGCCCTGGCGGCGCATATCCGGCGGTGCTTCGAGACCGAAGATCTGCGGGTGGATACAGAGCAGCTTCGGCGGTACCTGAGTTTGTCCCGCTATTTCCCGTATAAAGACCTTTTCCTGTGGGAGCAATTTCTGACGGCGCTTTGGCTGTGCACCTACACCACTGACGGACGGCCCCGGTGGAAGACCCTGTTTTCCATGGTTGGCCGTGGCGCGGGAAAGGACGGATTTATCGCATTTGTCTCTATGTGCTCCACCTCTCCCTATAACCCGGTGGGCAGCTACAACGTAGACATCTGCGCCAATAACGAGGAGCAGGCCATGACGCCGGTGCTGGATCTGGTGAACACGCTGGAGCTTCCCAAGAACGAATCAAAGCTGAAACGGTTTTACTACCACACAAAGGAGCTGGTGCAGGGCCGGAAAAACCGGGGCGTGGTCAAGGGGCGCACCAACAACCCCAAGGGGCGGGACGGTATGCGCTCCGGCATGGTGATCTTTAACGAGGTCCACCAGTTTGAAAACTACAACAACATCAAGGTGTTTATCACCGGTCAGGGCAAGGTGGCTCAGCCCCGCGTCGGCATTTTTACATCCAACGGCGAAGTCAATGACGGGCCTTTGGACGATTATCTGGCCAGAGGACGGCGGATCTTATTTGAAAACGAGCCGGACAACGGCTTTCTTCCCTTCATCTGCTGTTTGGAGACCCGGGAGCAGGTACATGACCCGGAAAACTGGTACATGGCAAACCCGTCCCTGTTTTATCTGCCGGATCTGTTTCAGGAGACGGCGGACGAATACCGTGACTGGGTGGAGCACCCGGAGCAAAACGGCGATTTTCTGACAAAGCGAATGGGCTTGCGGGCTGGATTTCAGGAGATCAGCGTGACGGACTATGAAAAGATCCTCAAGACCAATAAGCCACAGCCTGATCTGCGTGGCTGGACCTGCACGGTAGGGCTGGACTATGCGGAGCTGAGCGACTGGGCGGCAGTCAACCTCCATTTCCGGCGAGGCGCAGACCGGTTTGACATTAACCACGCATGGGTTTGCCTGCAATCCAAAACCCTGCCGCGGATCAAGGCTCCGTGGCAGATGTGGGCAAAGGAAGGACACCTGACGGCGGTGGACGATGTAAGCATCGGCCCTGATCTGATCGCGGCATACATCCAGGACGCTGCCAAATGCTACAACATCAAGGCGCTGGCGATGGACCACTACCGGTGGACGCTGGTTTCCGAAAGTATGCGGGCTATCGGCTTTGACGCGGCGGACAAGAACCGGGTGAAGCTGGTGCGGCCATCGGACATCATGCAGGTGGAGCCAGTGATTCAGGAATGCTTTGACCGGGAGCTGTTTTACTGGGGCGATCAACCGCACCTTCGCTGGGGCGTAAACAACACCAAGCGGGTCCGCAGTTCACGGAAGCAGGGGGTCGATACCGGAAACTTTATTTACGCCAAAATTGAAGCGAAAAGCCGTAAGACAGACCCCTTTATGGCACTGGTGGCCAGTATGACGATTGAACCATTGCTGGGCACCGGCGCTCCGCTGGCGGCCCCGCTAATGGGAGCCATCAGACTATAGCGGTCCGAATCGGACCGGAGAAAGGCTGAACTATGGGATTGAGATTTTTTGAATGGCTGGCGGGAAAGGGCGGGCGAACCGCCACAGCGGAGGTCTCCTGTCAGGAGCTATTGGCAGCGGCTGAAGACTTTCAGGCGCGGCAGCTTTCCTTCTGGACCTGTGTGAACATGGTGGCCAACGCCGTGGGCCGCTGCGAGGTAAAGACTTTCCGGGGACGGGAGGAGATCCAGGAGCAGGAGTATTACCTGTGGAACGTGGAGCCCAACGTGAACCAGAACAGCTCCGCCTTTTGGCATAAGCTGATCGCCAAGCTGTTTTTGGACAATGAAGCGCTGGTGATCTCCAGTAAGCGGCGGGACGGCATGGACGCGGTGATGGTGGCGGACAGCTGGCAGCAGAGCACCTTCTGGCCGATGCGGATGAATGAATACATCAACGTGACGGTGGGCGACACCGCCTATGAAAAGACCTTCCGGGAAAACGAGGTTTTGCACTTAAAGCTCCACCACAATGCCATTCGCCCGGTGGTGGACGGCCTGTGCCAGTCCTACATGCGGCTGGTGGCAGCGGCTATGAGCCGCTATCAGTGGGAGCGTGGGCAGCACTGGAAGGTCCACGTAAATCAGATCGCATCCGGCACGCAGGATTTTGAGCAAAATTTTGCCAAGATCATCGAGCAGCAGATCAAACCGTTTTTTGACAGCGGCGCAGCGGTGCTCCCGGAGTTTGACGGCTATGACTACCAGCAGGTCAATAAATCTGGCGATGGCAAGGTGGGCGACAGCCGGGACGTGCGGAACCTGATCGAGGACATTTTCGATTTTACCGCCCGGGGATTTCTGATCCCCGCTGTACTGGTAAACGGCACCGTTCAGGGCACAGCGGACGCCAACAGCCGCTTTCTGACCCAGTGTATTGACCCTATCTGCGACCAGCTCCAGGAGGAGATCACCCGGAAGCGGTACGGCTTTGACGGTTGGAAGCAGGGCAACTTTGTCCGGGTGGATTCCTCCGCGATCCTCCACTTTGACATGTTTGCCAACGCTGCCAACGTGGAAAAGCTGGTGGGCAGCGGCGCCTTCTCGGTCAACGATGTGCTGCGAGCGGCCAACCAGGCCACCATCAACGAGCCGTGGGCCGACGAGCACTTTTTGACACTGAACATCGCGCGGATCCAAGAAGCCGCGCAGCAGATGAACGCAGAGAAAGGAGACAGCGGGAATGAATGATCCCAAGCAGAAGGAACGGAGGATGTGGGCGCTGAAGCAGCGGGCGGAGGACGCCAAGACGCTGGAGCTTTACATCTACGGAGACGTGGAGGGTGACAGCTACGACTGGTGGACCGACGAGACGATCCAAAGCGAGACCAGCGCCAACGCCTTCCGGGACGCTCTGGCGGAGCATCCGGAGGCGACGGAGATCGCCGTGTACATCAACAGCTACGGCGGCAGTGTATTTGAGGGCACGGCCATCTACAACCAGCTCAAGCGGCACAGCGCCCACAAGACGGTGTATGTGGACGGCTTTGCCTGTTCCATCGCCTCGGTCATCGCAATGGCCGGCGACACGGTGGTGATGCCGCGCAACGCCCTCATGATGATCCACAACATGAGCATGGGTATTTACGGAAACGCAGCTGAGCTGCGAAAGGCCGCAGATAATCTGGACACCATCAATCAGGCGGGAATGGAAGCCTATCTCCAAAAGGCCGGGGACAAGCTGGACCCGGATACCCTGAAGGAAATGTATGATGCGGAGACCTGGCTGACGGCGGAGCAGTGCATGGAGCTGGGATTGGCCGACCGCTACGCGGAAAAGGACGCGGACATGACCCAGGCTGCGGCTCTGCTGCAAAAGGCCAACCTGACCTTGGAGCAGCGGATCACCGTGCAGAAAAGCCTTGCCGCTCAGCTTCGGCAGTTGGCGGCGGACGCTGGTCCTAAACCGCCTTGCCCCCCTGATCCGAAAGGCCCGGAGCCTCAGCCCGAACCCCAGCAGAAAAACCGTATTATGAGCCTGTTTGGCTAAAAATGAAAGGAGAACACTATGCAGAACAATGACATCCGGAGCCGCGAGGAGCTCCGCACCCTCATCCAGAAGGCCGTTGCCGACAATGACCCTGCCGGCTTTCAGGCGGCCTTTGACGAAATGCTCCAGCGTGTGGGCCTGGACGTAAAGCAGGAGTATGAGCAGCAGCTTGCCGACCTTCGCCAGGAAATGGACAGCCGCATCCTGACGGCCCGGGGCGTCCACCAGCTTACCGGCGAGGAGCACGCCTACTACCAGAAGCTGGGCGAGGCCATGAAGGCCATCGACCCCCGGCAGGCTGTGACCGGCATGGACGCCGTGCTGCCCAAGACGGTGATCGACTCCGTTTTTGAGGATCTCCAGACCAATCACCCTCTGCTGAGCCGCATCAACTTCCGGGCCACCGGCGGCGCCGTGGAGATCATGGTGAACACCAACGGCCATGAGGAGGCGGCGTGGGGCGATCTCTGCGACGACATCGTCAAGGAACTGACCTCCGGCTTTAAGAAGATCCCCGCCCAGCTGCTGAAGCTCTCCGCATTCCTACCGGTGTGCAAGGCCATGCTGGATCTTGGCCCCGAGTGGCTGGACCGCTATGTGCGCGAGGTGCTGTACGAGGCATTCGCCAACGGCATGGAGGCGGGCATCGTGACCGGCGACGGTGACAAGAAGCCCATCGGCATGACCCGTCAGGTTGGCGACAATGTGGTGCGTTCCGGCAACGCCTATCCCGAAAAGGCCTCCGTAAAGGTGCGGGATCTCAGCCCCGCCACCGTGGGCAACCTGATCTCCCTGCTGGCGGCAGACCCCAACGGCAAGGCCCGCCGTGTGGAAAACATTCTGCTGCTGGTAAACCCCCAGGACTATTACCAGAAGGTAATGCCCGCCACTACGCTGATGGCCCCTGACGGCACCTACCGCAATGATGTGATGCCCTACCCCATGACCGTCATCCAGACCCCCGCGCTGAGCCGGGGCAAGGCAGTGATGGGCCTCTCTAACCGGTATCTGGCTATGGCGGGCACCGCGCCCAACGGCCGCATTGAGTACAGCGACCACTACCATTTCCTGGAGGACGAGCGGGTCTACCTTATCAAGGGTTACGCCAACGGTATGCCTCTGGATAACAACGCCTTCCTGCTGCTGGATATTTCCGACCTGAAGCCTGCCACCTGGAAGGTTACTCAGGTGACGGAAACCGCGCCCTCTGATGATGCCACTCTGAGCGCCCTGTCTATCGGCTCTCAGGCCCTGTCCCCCGTTTTCGCCTCCAGCACCGTGACCTATACGGCGGAGACTACCAACGCCACCAACACCGTGACCGCCGTCCCCTCTGACGCAGGCGCGGAGATCGAGGTACTGGTGAACAACCGCAAGATCGACAACGGCAGCGCCGCCACCTGGCAGACCGGCAGCAACACGGTGAAGGTCAACGTCACCGCCGCTGACGGCACCGCCAAGAAGACCTACACGGTCACCGTCACCAAGAGCTGATGGCGGATCGGAACAGCCTGCCGCCCGGCCTGCTGTCCGATGTGGAGAACTACCTGAACATCACCTGGAGCGATGAGGCCACGGATACCAAGGTATCCGGGCTTATCGCCTCCGGGATCGGGTACCTGGACAAGAAGGCCGGAAGCCCGCAAGACTATACAGCGGACGGCGACGCCCGGACGCTGCTGATGGAATACGTCCGCTACGCCAGAGACAGCGCCCTGGACGTGTTTGAAAACAACTATCAATCTCTCATTTTGAGTATGCAGAGCGAAAGGCGGGTGAGCGCGTATGCCATGGAAAGCGCCGTATCGCCCTCGCCGTGACAGCGAGATCACTCAGACCTATTCCGACGGACTGGTCAAGGTCTATGCCGTTGCAGATACGGCGGCGCCGGGCTACAAGCCTGTGGAGGGTTTGACATTTAAGGCCGCTTTGCGATACGAGGAGCGGCGTCTTGGCATCCAGCGGTATTACGAGGGACGGCAGAATCAGGCTCAGATCGAGCGGGTGCTGCGGGTTCCACGGGTCCCCGGCGTGAGCAGCCAGGACGTGGCTGTGACGGAGGACGGCAAGCAGTACCGCATCGATCTGATCCAGACAACAACCGACGTTTTCCCGGAAAGCATGGATCTGACGCTGCTGCGGATCGAGCAGAAATACGAGGTGCCACATGACCACCTGGTATGAGCGAGTGATCGCCGCCCACCGAGCGGTGACAGACGCAGTGAGCCACGCCGTCCGGCTCAAATCCGACCGCTATTTTGTGTGGCAAGAGGACGGCAGCCATGATCTTCCCGGAGACAACGGCCACGGAGAGACCGCCGTCACCGGCACCACGGATCTGTTTACCAAATCCGAGTTTGACCCATGGGTTGAGCAGCTGGGCGAGAGTTTCAGCGCCCACGGCATTTCCTGGACGCTGAACTCCGTCCAGTACGAGGCGGACACCGGCTTTATCCACTACGAGTGGGTGTGGGAGGTGACCTAATGGCAACCATCACGTTTAAAAGCGGCGAGGAATACATTCTGAAGCTCACCCGGCTGGAAAAAGAGGCTGTGGAGAAAGTCTGCGGCCCTGCTATCCATGACGGAGCAAAAGTTGTGGCTGATGCTATCCGGGCAGAATTGCAGAACGTGCCCACAGACGAGGGCTGGGGCACGCAGGAGAATCCAGTCCGCGGACCCAAGAAAACGCAAAAGGCTGCGCTGCTGGGAACCCTGGGCATTACCTCCATGCAGAAAGACAATGACGGAATGTATAACGTCAAAATCGGTTTTGACGGGTATAACAACATTCGATCAAAGCGCTGGCCACAGGGCCAGCCGAATCAGATGGTTGCCCGGGCCATTGAAAGCGGTACCAGTTGGATGAGCAAAAACCGTTTTGTAGGCAAGGCAGTGAGCCGGGTGAAAAAGCAGGCGCTTGCCGCCATGCAGAAACGGGCAGAGTCCGAGATCAACAAAATTATGAAGTAATCGCGTGTCCGAATCGGACCGCGAGAAAGGAGCACACATGGCAACGATTGGCTTAAGCAAGCCCTATTTCAGCGTTTACAACGCAGCCGGGACTACGGTGAGCTACAGCAAGGGTGCTGTGATGGGTAAGGCCACCGAGGCCAACATCGAAATCGATACGACTGAGGATAACAACCTTTATGCGGACAACGGCATCGCCGAAACCGACCGCACCTTTGCCGGCGGCACGCTGACCCTCTCCACGGATGATCTGAGTCAGGAGGTCAGCAAGGCCATTCTGGGCCTGACGGAGCAGGCCATCACCGGGATTGATGGCGTGACGGACACCTCTGTAAAAGAGCTGGTCTATGACGATACCCAGGTGACCCCGTATCTGGGCGTGGGTTTCATTATCAAGAAGAAGGTCGGCGGCGTGTTTAAGTGGCGGGGCGTAGTCCTGACCAAGGTCATGTTCTCCGTGCCGGAAGATGCAGCCACCACGCAGGGCGAGTCCATCGAGTGGCAGACCCCGGAGCTGACCGCCACCATCATGCGGGATGATTCGACCACCCACATGTGGAAGCGCGAAGCGACCTTTACCACGGAGGCTCAGGCGGAGGCGTATATCAAGAATCGCCTCTCGATCACGGTGGCAGCATGAGAACGGCCAGTATTGAGATCGGCGGAAAAGAACATCTGTTGTGCTTTTCCGCCCGGGTGGTCCGGGCAGTAACGGAACGCTACGGCGGCGTGGAGAACATTGATACGGCACTCTCAGCCGGTGACCCGCTCAAGGCACTGGATGAGGCGGTGTGGCTGCTGGCGACCATGATGGACGGCGGCGCCCGGTATGCCAAACTAAACGGGCTGGAAACCGCGCCTCCGTTAACAGCGGATGAGCTGCTGGACGTGATGGATCTGAACGATTTTGGCCAGCTCCGGACAAAAATCACGGAGGCTGTGGTCTCCGGCAGAGAGACTCACGTGGAGGCGGACCCCGGAAAAAACGCGGAAACCACTCCGGCGGCCCCTTAGCGCCGGAGTGGTTTTTGTGGTATGGAATGGCCGTCGGCCTGTCCTACACCGAGGCGCTGGATGTGCCGTTCGGAGAGCTGCTGGACTATATCGCCATTGAGCAGATCAAGCGGGAGGGTTTTGCCCCCAAGCACGCTTTGACAGATGAGGAAATTATCCCAAATGTGAGGTGAGACGATGGCGGTCGATATTGGCCCGAAAATCGGCATTGACGGCGAAAAGGAATTTAGAGAATCCCTCCGAACCATGGGACAGCAGCTTAAAACTCTTGGTACGGAGATGAAGGCGGTGACCTCCGCTTTTGACGTTGACAATGACAGTCAGAAAAAGCTGGCGGCGCAGTCCGACGTGCTGAACCGGCAGTTGGAAGTCCAGCAGCAGCGCTTGGGCGAGGTGCAGAAGGCTCTGGACTACGCCAAGGCCAACTACTCTGAAAACAGCAGTGAGGTACAGCGGTGGCAGCAGGCTTTGAACAACGCCACCACCGATGTAAACCGCACGAAAAAGCAGCTCAACGAGCTGGAGACCGGCGTGGAGGGCGTAGGCGACGCCATGGACGGCGCCGAACAGAAAACAAGCATCTTTGGCGATGTGCTGAAAGCAAATCTGCTCGGCAATGCCATCGTCTCCGGTGTCAAGGCAGTGGCCAGCGGGATCAAGTCTCTCATCAGCGGCGCTATTGAGGGCTACGGTGAGTATGAGCAGCTGGTGGGCGGCGTGGAAACGCTGTTTGGCAGCTCTGCCGACACGGTGATCAAAAACGCGGAGACTGCCTACAAAACGGCAGGCCTTTCTGCCAACGCCTATATGGAAACGGTGACCAGCTTTTCCGCGTCGCTGCTCCAGTCCATGGGCAATGACACGGAAGCCGCGGCTAAAAAGGCGGATCAGGCGCTCACGGATATGTCCGACAACGCCAACAAGATGGGCACGGACATGCAGTCCATCCAGAACGCTTATCAGGGCTTTGCCAAGCAAAACTACACCATGCTGGATAACCTGAAGCTGGGCTACGGCGGCACCAAGGAGGAAATGCAGCGGCTGATCGATGACGCCAACGCGCTGAACGCCGCTCAGGGCAACTACACCAATTACAGCATTGAGAGCTATGCGGACATTGTGGACGCCATCCACACGGTCCAGACGGAAATGGGGATCACCGGCATCACGGCACTGGAGGCATCCACCACCGTGGAGGGCTCTATCAGCTCTATGAAGGCGGCATATCAGAATTTTGTCACGGGTTTGGGCGATCAGAACGCCGATATCGGCGCTCTGACCGAGGAACTGATCCAGAGCGCCGGAAACGTGGCGAAAAACGTGCTGCCGGTTATTGAGTCCGTAGTGAAAAACATTGCAGAAACCGTAAGGGAGCAGGGGCCGGACATGATCACAAGGTTTGTGGCCTATGCTACGGAAAAGCTGCCAGAGGTGCTGAAGCTTGGCGTCCAGCTGATCGTATCGCTGGTAAAGGGTCTGGCGCAAAACCTGCCGGAACTGCTCCGGGGCACGCTGGCGCTGGTGGATGCCATCATCAGTGCCTTTCTGGATTCCCTGCCGGACATCATTGAAGTCGGCAAGGACATCGTCCGGGGGCTGTGGGAAGGCATTAAGGCTATGGCCAGCTGGATCGGAGAAAAGGTCTCCGGCTTTGTCGGCGGCCTCGTTGACGGCGTCAAGGGCGTGCTGGGGATCCACTCGCCCTCCCGGGTGTTTGCCGGAATCGGCCAAAATATGGCGCTGGGTCTGGGGCAGGGCTTCGAGCGGCAGATGCAGCGCGTTTCCTCCGGGATCCAGGACGCCATCCCCACGCCGACGGTGGACACCGTCTACAATGCGGCGGCTGGGATGGTCAACGGGCTGGCACTGGCCGGAGGCGGCGTCTACCGGGTGGAGATCCCGCTGTATATCAACGGCGTGGAATTCTACCGGGCGAGCATTGACGATCTGCGCACGGTGCAGAGATCGAATCCGGAGGTGTTGGATGACTAAGCAGTTGATTTTGAACGGGATCTTGCTGCCGGAGAGCAGCAAGGACCGGTTTTCCTGCTGGGAGGAGGATCTATCCGTGCAGGTGGACATGATCTCCGGCCGCCGGGTGGTGGAAACCCGGGGGAAAATCTGGAAGGCGTCCTACTCCTTCGACTACATGGGCAATGAGAAACTGCGGCAGGTGCTGGCGGTGCTGCGGAGCGGCGGCCCGTTCCTCGCCTCCGTGCTGCCGGATGACCGGGACGAGATGGTTTCCAGCTATTTCCTGCTGGATTCCATCACCCAGCCCACGTTCGCCTTCTCCAAGGGCGGCGTGGGACTGTGGCACAATCTGGCGTTCACCCTCCGGGAGGTGGAGCCGCATGATTAAGACGTCTCCCGCCTATCAGGCGGCCATCGTGGGCAGTCCCCGGCGGATCGAGCTGCTGACGGTGGTGGATATCTCCGACCCGGACATGGCCTACGGCGAGGTAACCTCCAGCGGGCTGGCCCCGTGGAGCAAGCCCGAGGAGCTGCATGACAAGAGCTACGACACCCCGGCCCGCTACGCCACGCTGGAGCGGGGGCGGTGGCTGCTGGACGGCTCCTTTGACATCTTCCCGGACGACTTCAAGGTGGAGGCCCCGATGGCAGTGGCCACGGAGGCCATCAGCGGAGACGACGGCACCTTTGCAGAGCCGGTATGGGTGCAGCAGAGTTTCTCGGATGTGGATGTGCTTCAGGCGTGCAGCGTGTTTTTCTCCACGGATCCGCTGGACGGCGTCCCGGCTGATTTCACGGTTGAGATCATCACGGCGGGGCAGGTATTCCACACGGAGCGGTTCACCGGCAACACGGCCACGGAGGTAGCCGTCACCGGCTTTACGGTGCAGACGCCGGATGCCATCAAGGTCACGGTGAGCAAGTGGAGCCTGCCGGGGCGGCGGATGCGTCTGGTGGAGATCCTCCCCGGAACCGTGGAGCGCTGGGCGCCCCGGATGCTGGCCAGCTTCTCCGTGGTGCAGCAGGGGGACTTCTCCTGTCTGGCGCTGCCCTACGGCAGCATGAGCCTCGCTATGGACAACGCCGACCGGCGCTTTGAGCCGCGAAGCAAAAACGGATTGTTTCAATCCATTGAGGAGCGGCAGGGCATTGACGCCTTTATCGGCGTCCGCACGGACACCGGCGCGGTGGTGCGATGCAAGGTGGGCCGGTTTTATCAGTCCGGGGACGGCTGGAAAACCGGCGACAACAGTCTGACCATGCAGTGGTCCCTCGTCGATATTATCGGGCTGCTGACGGACCGCACCTTTCTGCCCCCTTCTCCGCTGCCCACGACGCTGGGCGGCTGGATCGGGGCACTGGCGGCCCAGCTGGGCGTGAATTTCAAGGACCGCTGGCACGTTGACCCGGCCTACACGGCTCTGCCGGTGACGGTGCGCACGGCAACGGACATTCAGGGGAAAAAGTGCGGGGACATCCTTCGGTGGGTGTGTCAGGCAACGGGCACATGGCCCCGGGCGGACGCCTCCACCGGAGATCTGACCGCTGAGCCTCTCTGGCGGGAGGGCAATAAGATCACGCTGGACAACCTGACGGCCTATCCCGTGATGAAGGCCAATGACCAGTTGGCCAGCCTGATTTTCAAGCTGGCGGACGGAAACAATACGGAGTATGTGGTTTCCGGCAACTCTACCAGCAGCGAGAAAACCGTGACCATCCAGAACCCCTTCCTGCACACCACGGCGCAGGCGCTGGCAGCGGCGCGGCTGATCCTTTCGTGCTACGGCGGCAACGTGATCGAGACCACCGGGCGGGGCGACCCGTCCAGCGAGATCGGGGACGTGGACACCATCTGGCTGGATGAGAGCCAAGCCACCACGGCGCGGCGGATGATGCAGAGCTTCCAAATGCAGAACGGCGTGCTGCAAGGCTGCCAGAGCAAGCTGCTACAGGCAGACGGCTCCTATCTCTATTCCCGCTCCGTGGTGCTGACGGAGAGCGGGACGTGGACGGCCCCTGCCGGAGTCACCCACCTGCGGGTGACCGTGGGGCAAGGCGGTCAGGGCGGCGGCTACGGCACCGACGGCTATGTGTACGGCTCCGGCTGGATGCCGGGGCAGGGCGTTGCTGCCGGATACGGCGAGGACGGCGAGGACGGCATCGGCGGAAAAGTCTGGTACGATTCCCTTACCATCAACGCGGGACAGACCTTCGCCGTGACCATCGGCAAGGGCGGCGCGCCAGCCACCCGGAAGGGCGCGGCGGGGGCTGAGGGCGAGGAGAGCACCTTCGGGGTTTACTCCTCCGCCAACGGCAAGCGCTACGCCAACGGCTACACCGACATCAACAGCGGCGACAGCTACGCCCGGACCGGCGTGGCAAAGCCCCTGCCGGGAACTGGCGACGGCGCTGCCGGCGGCAAGGGCGGCGATCCGGGGCAGGGCTACTGGAAAAAATACACCGTCAGGCCGAACCCTGCGAAGCCGGATGTGGTGAACACCAGCTATAAATTTATTATTACGAAACAGCCAGGGCCGGGGCATTCGGGGAAACCCGGCGGTGACGGCTTTGTGCTGATTGCATGGGACAAAGCGGAGGAGACGGCATGAGTTTTGATTATGCAAGCCTTATCACAGACCGGGCGCGGTCCGATTCGGACACCCTCAAGGCGCTGCTGAAAAAGCCCCTGACCGACTGGACGGAGGCGGAGCGGACGGCCTTTAATACCGCTATGCTCAAGGGCAGCTACGACTACACCGACCTCAACCGGGTGGACGCGTGCATGGAGGATCTGGTGGCTCGGCTGGGCAGGATAGGCTACAGCGTGCCGGGGTATCAGCGGGTGAAAATTGAGCGGGCGGTGACGCCCAGTTCCCGTCTGCCGGAGGGGTATGCGGAAGTGCAGTATATCCAGAGCACGGGAACGCAGTATGTCGATACCGGGTTCAAGCCAAACCAAGATTCGCGTGTACTCATAAAACTATCTACGTCAGAAACCGGTAGCCATACAGTGTTTGGGGCAGATCTTGGTTGGACTGATGATGGCTTTGCGCTTGGCGTTGGATTCACCCATTACGGAAAAGAAACCGGAACGATTTCCGGGTTGAATAATGGATCTCCGCATGAGGTCAGTTTTAACAAAAACATTATCTCTATGGACGGATCACCTGTTCTGACTATGGGGGGTTCAACATTTTCCGTCCCACACAATCTGGCACTTTTTGCAAATAACCGCGCCGGGGGGATTCAGGAAAAAACAACGATGGTGCTCTATTATTGCCGGATTTATGACGGAAATACCATTATTCGGGACTATATCCCCTGCAAAAACGCTGCCGGGGCGGTGGGGCTGTACGATCTGATCGGGCAGAAGTTTTACGGCAACGCCGGAACCGGCAGCTTCACGGCGGGGCCGGCGGTGACGGGGGACACCCCGGAGGAACCGACGGACACGCTGGACCCGTACACGTGGTATGAGAGCGATGTGCCGACGGTGTCCCTGTTGGCCCGCTATCGGGACAACGTGGCGGCGGTGCGGGGGGTGCTCCGGCTGCCGGAGGGGACGCCGGAAGTCCCGGAAACGCTGCGAAGGATGACGCAGACGGAGGCCAACAGTATTGAGGCGGTGCTGCTGGCCGTTGACCTGATTTTGAACCATATCCCTGCTGCCGTGCGCCACTGCGGCGTGACGGTGTGCGGGGGGAAAGGAGTGAGAGCATGAGAGATCGAACGCCTACGAAGGCCCTTGAAAACGGCGCGCTGCGCTACGGCGTGTACGCAGAGGACGGAAGCCTGCTGCGCTATGAGTATCTGGCGCTGGAGGATGACCCCGCAGACCCCGGCACGGAGCTGAGAAAGTCCACGCTGCTTCAGGATTCCACGGAGGTTTCCCTGTTCGGCGGCGCGGCGGACCGGACGGTGGACGAAGCCTTTGCCGGGATCGCCGGACAGCTGAAGCTCATCAAGTCCGATGTGGCGGCCATCACCCTGACGGTGCAGGATGCCAACGGCAAGCCCATTCCGGAGGTGCTGGTACGGGGCATTTTAAGCGAGAGCGGACAGGCGGTGTACACCAACGCCAACGGCGTGGTGACCGGCTACATTGGTGAGGGTGCTCAGGTCATTAAGGTCAGCGGCTATGCAGATCTTGAGGATTACAGCGAGACCGTGACCGTGGTCAAGGGCACGACCATCAACAAGACGATCAAGCTGACAACCCGGAATTTTCTGAAAATCACGGCCAGCAAAAGCGTTGCATTTTCCGGGAACGTTAAAACTGTTGATGTGAATGCTGTTGGCGGTGGCGGTGGCGGTGGATATGGCGCTGGCACCTATCGAGGATCAGGCGGCGGCGGTGGCGGTGGTGGTGGGCACAGTGTAATTCAGACTGGCATCGCCGTTGAAATTAACACACCATATCTCTGTATTGTTGGTGCTGGAGGGGAGAGCAAAAGAGCCGAAAAAGCAACCGATGGAGGAGAATCATCATTCCTCAACGTTCGAGCATCAGGCGGTGGCGGTGGCCAATACGCATACGGAACACCATCTGGCGGCGCAGGATCCGGAAATGGAAATGGTGGTGCTGGCAATGGCGGAAGCGATGACGCATTTGATGGGACTGTCGGCACCGAACAGGGATTTTTATCTTTTTCCGAATCCGGATATGTCGGCGGCGGTGGCGGTGGTGGCAGCGGCTCCGATAGTGATGGAAATACTGGTTCTCCAGGAACCGGAAAAGGATACGGTGGAAACGGAGGTGGCCGCTCTGGAGACGCTACTAAAAATGAAGGCGAGCCGGGGGTCAACGGATACGGTGGTGGCGGCGGTGGTGGAGGTTCTTATTTAAGCAATTACAGTGCCGGAGGCAAGGGCGGCTCCGGCTGCATCGCCATCCGGATGCACCTGAAATCTGCGGCGTAAAGGAGGGAGCCTATGGAATACTGCATTGTAGAGGACGGCGTGATCGTCAACATGATCGTGGCCGAGGCGGACTTTGCGGAGGAGATCGGGGCGCTGCCCTCCTACAAGGGCGCGGCCATCGGCGGGGCGTACACACCGCCTCCCCCGGAGCCGGAGCCACCTACCACAGACGAGCGGGTGGCGAAGCTGGAGGCGGAAAACAAGCTGCTGCGGGAACAGGTGAGCGCGCAGGCGGATCAGGCGGAGTTCTACGAGGAGTGCATCGCCGAGATGGCGGCGATCGTCTATGCGTGAGTTTTGGGCGGGAAAAGCCCTGAACCTATATTTTTTACTATCGAAAGGAGCAAGAGACATGATGGCAATGTTGTTTGCGCAGAGAGTGATTCTGGAAAAAACCGAGTTTGAGAAGGTGCCCCCTAAGCTGAAGCAGCAGGTGGCGGACATTCTCATCAACGAGTGCGGCCTGCCGGAGCTGGTGCCTGCGGAGTTTGGGGGAACCGCAAAGGCAGAGTAACAAAAGAGCCGCCCAGCGGGCGGCGTAGAAAATTGACAAAGCAAGGCGAATCGTGTATGATGGGGTTCGCCAGTAAGAGCGGTACGGTTGTTTCCCCGTAAAGGGGGTGACCGCATGAGCACAGCAGAAACCATTGCGTTACTTATGCTTGTGATTGCGGCTATCAAATTAGGCGTTGACCTAAAGAAATAACCGCCACCTAAATCGGCAGCGGCTTTTCTACGGATTCTAAATCTGTTGGGGAACGACCTGCACCGACCAAAGTGAGCCGTCCTTACTGGCCCTATTATATACATGCCAACGCCGCTTTGTCAAGGATGACAAGGCGGCTTTTTTGATTGGAAAAACATATAGGCGCCTTAAAACTGCAACTTTAAGGAGTGTGTTATGACGGAGACGATAATCTGCGCCCTCATCACAGGGGGGCTGACGCTGATGGGCGTGCTCATCGCCAACGGCAAACAGCAGGCGATCACGGACACGAAACTGGACGAGTTGACCCGCGAGGTGCGGGAGCACAACAGCTTCGCCCAGCGGGTGCCGGTGATCGAGGAACAGATCAAGGTAATCAATCACCGGATCGAGGATCTGGAGCATATCAGTGAACGCTGAAAGGAGAACGCTATGGAAAACATCAAGAAGCGGCTGGGCAATCTGCTGGCGGTAAAAAGCCTTGTGACCATCACCCTGACGGTGGTGTTCGCGGTGCTGGCCCTGCGGGAGAGCATTAGCGGCAGCGAGTTCCTGACCATCTTCACGGTGGTCATCGGGTTCTATTTTGGAACCCAGCGGGTAGCCGAGGACAAGAACGGTTGAAAACGGTTGGAGAATCAACCGAAAAATTTGAAAGGGGACATATTATGAACAAGATCTATGAGAACATCATCAACGAGGGCAAGAAGAACGGCGAGGCCGTGGAGACCATCAACGCGGAGTTGAAGGAGGCCGGTGCCAACTTCCACTTGAATCCCGACGGCGGCGTGGCCGGTTGGACCGAGGACGAAATGCGGGAGGGCTTCATCCCTGCGGAGACCGAGCCGGAGGACGTGAAGCACCTCCACGACTACATGAAGTTCAACCCCGCCAAGGCCAACACCGAGGAGGAGGTCTGGGTGCCCGAGGGCCATTACCGCATCACCTTCGACGAGGGCGGCCATCCCACCAAGGCCGTGAGAATCAATGGTTGATACGTTTGACTGCGCCCGTGCGCAGATCTACCACAACACCGGAAAGCTGACCCCGGCGCAGATCAAGGCCAAGACCGGCTGCACCCACATCATAAACGGCTATCTGTTCAACGGCAAGTTTCAGCCGGTGGGCTGGACGGTGATCGACGGTAAGATCATCAGCCGGGACAAATACCAGGACTGGGGCGTGTCCATTGGCAGTGACGGCAAGCCGCAGATGCTGACGGACCGGGGCGGATCGTTTTTGTCCGGCGTGCCCATCCTCAAGGGCGGGTCCAAGCTCTACCGGGGCCTGACCGCCGACGTGGCCCGGCCTGCTGCCCGGACGGCGGTGGGCTGGATGCCCAACGGCAAGGTATGCCTGTGGTGCGACAAGGCCAGCCTGACCCGTGAGCAGCTCCAGAACAAACTGCTGGGGCTGGGCGTGGTAGACGCCCTCATGCTGGACGGCGGCGGCTCCACCCAGGGCATTTTCCCCGGCGGGAAGGTGATCAGCAGCCGGAAGGTGCCCACGCTGCTGCTGTTTTGGGAGCGGTCGGCAAAGCCGGAAGATCAAGCCCTCGTATGGGGGAAGTCTCACGGCCTGCTGACGGACACCAACGCCGGGGAGACCGTGACACGGGCCGACATGGTTCAAGCGCTGTATCAGATCTGGGGGGATAACCATGGTTGAGATCCACGCTTACAGCAAAGCCGCCTCCGGGGGCAAGCAGCTTTCCGCACATTTCAAGGTGCGGGAGTTTGCGTGTGGAGACGGCAGTGACGCTGTTTTGGTGGCGCCCCGGCTGGTGATGGTGCTGGAGACCATCCGCACCCACTTCGACGCTCCGGTGGTCATCCACAGCGGGTACCGCACACCGCAGTACAATGCCAAGGTGGGCGGGGTGGCCCATAGTCAGCACTGCTATGGCATGGCTGCGGATATCTCCGTCAAGGGCCAGGTTCCGGCAGGGGTGGCAGCGTTTGCCCGGTCGCTGATGCCCGATTGGGGCGGCGTGGGGGTTTATGACAGCTTTTGTCATATCGACGTGAGAGAGACCAAGGCTGACTGGAAAGGATAAAACCGAAAGGAGGTCCAGAAGATGGCAACATCCACGCGGAAACGCGCTCTGCAAGTCTGGAGAACCCATGGAGAAAACAAACCGAGAGATTCGGGCGCTGTTGTCATCCATGGCCCCGGCCCGGGCGGCGCAGGCCGTCCGGCTGGTAGGGCTGCCGCCTGACGAGGAGACGGCGGTGCTGGCGGTAGACGTCCACGGCCAGAGCTGCCTACAGGCGGCGGCGCTGCTCCACGTCAGCGTGGACGGGTTAGCTAAGATCCGGCGAAGGGCCTACGCCAAAATAGCGGATGATATGCAGGGATAGAGAAAAGCCGTGTCCGAATCGGACACGGCTTTTTTCGGGCAGTTTGAGGGCAGAATACAGGCAGTTTCCGGGCAGTTTGGCTGTCCGGATTTTTTGTATCATGAGGGTAGGAAAAAAGGAGGTGCGCTATGGATCAGCAATTTGCGATCGCAGGATACACGGGCTCCAGCTGCCTGATGTGCGCTATCGACGGCGCGGACATCTGGCAGGTGGACTATTTTGGCAACCGTCAGCAGCTCATCGGCAAGACCTCAGCGGCCTACACGGAGCTGGAGAGCACCACTCAGCAGTACTATGACAAGCTGGTGGAGTTGGGCGTTATCACCCCGCCCAAGACGCAGGAAGAGCTGATGGGTGAGATGCAGTCGGCCATGAGCGACATGGCCGAGATCATCAAGGGCCTATCGGCCCAGGTAAAGGAGCTGAAGGAGAATGGATCTCAAACAGATCATAGCGGCCGCGTCGAAGATGTTCCCCAGCGCCGACCTGCAAAACGCGGTGCAGAAGGCGGAGCAGGCGATCAGCGGGACGGCTGACACGCTGGAGGGCGTCCAGAGCACAGCCAGACGGCTGGGCATTGACCCCAATATCGCAAACAGCCTGTATGCCCGCTACGGGAAGACCATGCAGGCAAAGGCCCTGTGCGGCCTTCTGGGGACCACACCGGAGGCCTTGCGCTCCGATGCCAACAAGATCCTTGGCGGCGCACAGAACGGCTCCCAGCCCCCTCAGAAGGGGAAAGCGGGCGGTTCCATCAAATTCCCCCGGCTTAAATAGCCGGTTGGAATAAAAACACGAAAGGAGCACGAACACATGGAAGATCGTAGCACTGGTATGAGCTGGATTGCAGTCCTTTTTGTCATCATCGTGATTTTCGCCATTTTCGGCGGGAATTTCGGCGGCGGCTGGGGCTGGAATCGCGGCAACAATCCCTATCCCCCGCAGGAGGGCTGTAACCGGGTGAGCAACTGCGAGATCGAGAGACAGGAGATCGCCGACACGGCCCGGACCCAGTACCTCATCGAGCAGCAGAGCAATGACACCCGTATGGCCATCAACGCCAGCACGGAGGCCATTACCTCTCAGGCCAGCCGGATCTATGAGCAGCGCCTCCAGGAGACCATCTTTGATCTCAAGATGGAGAACCAGAACCTCAAGAACGGCATTTTCACCAAGGAGCAGACCGACGCGCTGGCGGCGAAGATCTCCGACTGCTGCTGTGGCTTCAACCGCCGTCTGGATGCCATCGAGGGCCGGATGCTGACCAAGCCGAACCTGTACGGCGTTGCGTCCACCTGCGGCGGCCAGATTATTCCCGCATCCTGCGGCTGCAACGGCAGCGGCAACATCTGAGCAACTTTTTCCACATCGGAAACAGTTCAGGCCCCTTCGGCCGGGTAATGGGCGGGGCCGGTGCCCCGCCCTTCAATTTTGAAAGGAGAAAAATTATGAGTTGTAAGTCTGCTTTATACGCTGCTATGCAGACCCCCACGGCGGTGGCTGTTGGCGGCGTCATCCCTCTGGGCGGCCTGATCCGGCGGTACGGCTGCGACATTGCCCTCAACGGCAACGCGGTCAACCTCTCCGGCGTCGGCTACTATGACGTGGACGCCTCCATCACCGCTACCCTCACGGCGGCCGGAGCCGTCACCGCCACACTCTACAAGGACGGCGTGGCAGTCCCCGGCGCCACCGCCACCGAGACCGGCGCGGCCGACGGCACGGTCAACCTGGATCTCACGGCGCTGGTGCGTCAGCCCTGCTGCGCTGCCGGCGCGGCTCTGACTTTGGTGCTGACCGGCGTGGAGGCCACCGTTGACAACGTGGCCCTGCGGGTTCAGCGGATCTGACGGAGGCGCGGCATGGTGCAGCTGTTAATTGGGATGCTGCTGGGCGTCATGGCTGCCACACCTACCGGCCGCAGCATTGGCAACCAGATCGGCAACGCTGCCATTGATAAGGTCAAGGAGGCCATGAAGGCCCCGACGGCCGGAGAGGAGGACAACCATGGAGAATCTGCATGAGCAAATCAAGGCGTATATTCCCAAGCTGGAATACAGCATCCGGGAGTATATGCGGAACCCTGCCACCCCTAACGCGGCGCAGGGGATCATGGCGATGGTGGAATGCCTCAACATGCTCAAGGGTGCCGAGGAAGCGATCTGCACAGGCCGGGAGATGACAAAGGCCGACGCGGAGGCGTGGGCAGCTCATATGGTCAACGAGGACGGCACCACCGGCCCGCACTGGCCTATGGAGCAGACCACGGCGCTGGCGGAAAGCATGGGCCTTTCGTGGGACCATATTTCCCCGTGGTGCTGGTGGATCACCATGAACATGATGTACTCCGACTACGGCAGCGTGGCCATCCATTATGGCGTCAGCACGGCGGAGTTCTTCGCGGAGTTGGCCCAGGCGTTCCTTTTTGACAAGGACGGCCCCGGCCCCAAGGCGAAGCTGGCGGCCTACTACCACGGCATCGTCAAGGCGGGGAAGAAAAACGAGTTGTAATAGAGTTGTAATAGGCTTCATTTTTTCTCGTTTTCCCGCCACTTTTCAAAAAATAAGAAAAGCCTGTAACCGTTACGGTTACAGGCTTTCTTGGTCCGAGTGGCGAGACTTGAACTCACGACCCCTTGACCCCCAGTCATTTAAAAAGCGTGTATTTCCAACGGACTGGCGGTTTGGAGTTGTAATAGAGTTGTAATAGGGCTCATTCAAATTTTATCGGTAATTTGGCGCAGATCGTCCAGATCGACGTCCTGATAGTAGCGCAGCTGCTCCTCGCTGGCGTGGCCAATCAGGGACAGCTTGTCCTTGTCGGATCCAACGACACGCTTCATCAGCGTGGCAAAGGTGTGGCGGCAGCTGTGGGGCGTGTAGGTGTGTTTCTGGTGGCCGTTTACGTCAAAAGTGGGGTTCGGCAACTCCAGCGCGTCCAGCAGATCGTAAAACATTTGGCGGTAGGCTTTGAGATCCAGCGCTTTGCCGTCGGCGGCACAGAACACCTGCCCGGTGGCCCTCTCCCCTATCCGCTGATCGATGATGCTCTGGATCTTGGGCGATATGGTGACGGTGCGGCCTTTGCCTGCGTCCGTTTTCGCGCCGCCGGTAAAGCAGCGCTGCGCGCGGTCATAATCGGACACGTCCAGTGCCAGAAACTCAGAGGGGCGGAAGCCGAGGTAGCACTGCGCCAGCACATAGTCCGCGCCAGAGACGCTGCCGACGGCTTTCCGGATGGTTTCCAAATAGTCCATAGGCAGGCCGACGCCTCCGGCTCCCTCGTCACCGGTAACGGTAAGGTATTCTGACAGGTTCAGCTTCTCCGGGAAATAGCCACGAGGGATGCCGTACTTATAGATCAGGCCCGCCGTGGTTTTCATATTTCGCCGGGTGGCCTTCCCCCGGGGGCACTCGTCGAGGCAGTCTTGCAGATCGTCCACGTCGATATCGCCGCAACGCTCAAAGTAAAGGGGCGCGAAGTATTTCATGGCGGCTTTGTAGTTGCCCAGCGTGTCCGGCCCGGCCCGGTGGGTGGGGAGCCAGAGATCATACAGCTCTTTCCACGTTGTCCGCTGCTTTTTATCAATTTTTGCTGCGGACCGCTTACTGGGATCCAGCAGCGGCAGCGCCTCCACCGCGTCCTTTTTTTTGGCAAAGGTCCGGGACACCGTGCGCCGCCGACTTTTTCCGGTCTCGTCCAGATACATCTGGACGCGGATTGCCTTATATTTCCCGTTTGGCAGGCGGTAGACACTCCCCTGCCCGTTGCCCCTGCTCTTGGTGTTTCTGGCGGCTGAGGCCTGCTTCGCCCCGCAGCGGAGACAGTACGGTCCGTCCGGGACTTCCTGCTTGCACTTTTTGCAGATCATCGGCAGCTATCCCCGCCAGAAGCCGACCTGGACGCAGCTGAAATCCAGATACAGGCCGTACAGGATGGCCAGGAACAGGAGCACGATCAGGGCGGCAATGATGCGGTTCCGGGTCTTGACGCCCTGCTTTATCATCGTAATAATCTCACGTTTGTTGGATAGACGCTTCTCAAGGCCGACTTTCTCAGCCTGCAAGGTTTCTTCCGTGGCCGTATAGTGATTTCCTATGCCAAAAAACTCATCTATGGAAATCCCCAGGACAGCGCAGATCGGCCCTGCGGTATTGATGGACGGCGCTTTTGACGCATTTGCAAAAAAGTTATTGACTGTTGACAGCGGCACGCCCGATTGGTCCGCGATGTCTTGCGCCGTCATGTGCAATGCGGCTTTTTTATCCCTGCATAGATCTTGTATCGTCAAAAAATCGCCCTCCTGTGTTAAATTTCCCAATATGGGCAGGTAAAGTCTCAAATCCGGTCCGGCAGTATACTGCACATTTCCCCAATTTGGGCATTGCGCTGCCAAACCCATTTCTGTTACGGTTTTCTTGCGGACAGGCAGACGCCCCCTCTGCCGGAAACGCAAAGTACCCCCGCCGCTTGTTGCAGAGGCGACGGGGGCACTTACTTATTTATCTTCTTCCGACGTCTCAGCAACAGGACGTTCCGGATTTTTGAGTTTTCTGCGGATGCACACGCCCCATCCGATTAGGGCGGCACCCACAAGGCACGTTACAAGCGCAGTTGCCGGGTCTTTGGTCCCATAGGCCGCGCCGCTTATGAGAAACAGCACGCCCCAGACGATCTTTGCCCGAAACCGGGGGCGGCGCTGGGGAGCGCTGTTTTTTACGCCGCTGCCGATTTTGTGCTCCGTCACATGGGATAGGCCACCGGGCAGCGTGACGGTCTCCCGGACGGTGCCCTTGGCGGTTTTGGTGACGCGGTAGTGTTTGCTTCCAACGCTGTACCCTATGCCGGATTTACTAAAGTTCAGGCGAAACGGGCCTGCCTTCGCGCTTTTACGGTATCTCCAGCCCATAGATCAGTGGACGCACTTGTCGCAGGGCGTCAGGCCCATGCCGGTGGCGGTGCTGTAAGGCACTTCCCAGTAGGTGCCGCCGTTGCAGTGGGGATCGTTGTGGTATTTGCTGCCGGTGCGGGTGATGTAGGTAGGCTTGGAGGCTTCCGGGTGCGTCAGCACCACGGTAGCGGTGGAGCCGTCCCACGCCACTTGAAGGCCCAGAGACTCCGCCAGAGCGCGGGCAGGGATGTAGTTTGTCCCGGCAAACATGAAGGGCTCCACGGTGTTGCCCTTGGCGTCCCGCAAATCCAGAACCTGACCGTCCAGAGATACCTTGATATCACGGTATTCGATCTCCTGCTGCACTTTGCCGCTGGTAGCGCCTGCCGTGCCAACCAGGCACATGAGCAGCAGCGTGGCCAGAACTCCGGCTAAGAATCCTCTTTTCATGTCGTCCACATCCAATCTGTTAAAATTAGGCCCGAGGCTTGGGCCTTGAATATATGTTTGGGAGGCATCACCATGAGCAACCAGATCACCTGCACTGTGTCCGATTCGGACCGCGACTACATGACCCTGGCGCTCTATCGCCAGTTGACGCCGGAGGAGCGTGAGCAAGTCAACGCTTACCTCGCGCAGCTATTAGCATCTCGATATACTCCCGTGCCTTCTCCCGCTCCTCGCGGGTAAGCAAGTCCCAGCACTCTGGACGCTCGTCCCCTTCGGGGGACGGGCGTTCCTTTTTGCCTAAGAGTTCCTCTTTTGTTATTTTGAAATAATCAGCCAATTTTTGCAAAATGGCATCAGTTGGGGCGTGGCCGTTTTTCCACCGAGTATTAGCTGATTTGCCTATTCCGAGTTCAAGCAAAACAGCAGACGGTGTTTTCCCAACGGAATTACATGCCCTTATGAAATTATCATAAAACACAAAAACACCGCCCTGCACTTTGTGTAAAGTACCGAAAGTAACAAAATAGTCCCGAAAGTGTTGACAGTACCGAAAGTACCGAGTATACTATAGCCATAGAGGACATAGCCCCGAGGACAATATACCACACCGGGGCAACGCCGTCAAGGCGGGAAAGGAGCAATCATGATCGTTAACAGAGTCAAGGAGCTGCGGACGGCTGCCGGGATGACCCAGAAGGCGCTGGCGGATCAGCTGGGCGTCACCGTCCCCACGGTGAGCAAGTGGGAGCTGGGCCAGCGGACCCCGGAGCTGGAGAGAGTTTTCCGCATGACGCTGATCTTTGGCGTCCCCATTGAGGAGATCGTCCAGCGGACGGAAAGCGCGTGAGAAGGGAGCGAGAACCATGACATTACAGGACATTGAGCAGATCCCCAAGGAGTTCCTGACGGCGGCGCAGGTGGCGCCGATTTTAGGCTCCGACCCGCAGACCATCCGGATGCAGGCGCGGCTTCGGCCGGATCTCCTTCCCTTCCCTGCCGTCTGCCTGGGCAGTCGGGTCAAGATTCCCAAGGAGGCGTTCCTCCGGGTCATGCGGGGCCTATAATCACGTTACCATGGAAAGGAGGAAAAGACAATGGAGCGAAAATACCCAAATCTCTATCAAAGGGCAAGGCTGAGCACCGGATTGACGCAGGAACGTGCAGCGGAGCTGCTTGGGTTGTCCCCGGAAAGTCTGAAACAGTACGAGGGCGGCAAGACGGTGCCCAAGGACGAGACGGTGGCCAAGATGGTGGAGGTGTACAGCTGCCCATGGCTGGCATTGGAGCACGCGCAGGCCACGGACACGCTGGGCGTAATGCCGGAGGTGACGCCAAGGCCTCTGCCCATGGCAAGCATCGCCCTGCGGAACCGTCTGCAAGACGCGACGGGCCGGTTGGACGCCCTGCTCCGGATCGCCGAGGACGGCGTGATCGACGAGGCTGAGCGGCCGGAGTTCGATTCCATCGTGGTGGAGCTGCGGGAGACTATGGCGGCCATCTATCAAGTGATCTACTCAGGCGCAAAAAAAGAACGCCCCGAGGCGGCAACCTCAGAGCGTTCAGGGGAAAAAGTGTGTGGTTTAGGGAAAACCACTGTTGGATGTATCAATTATAGCACAAGGTCCACCACACACGCAAGCCCTAATTTTCGCCGGGAAGGGGGCGTATCCCTGTGACCGGTTGGGCAATGTTTTTCATGGTCGTCGGCGTGGCTACCGTGGCGGCAATCCCGCTGCGGATCGTGGATCGGATGGAAAGATAGGGGGGCAATATGGCCTATGATTTGACGATGGGCGGCTTGTATGCCGTCATTCCCGCCGGGGTCTTGTATGACGACAGACTCCGGCCTGCCGCAAAGCTGCTGTATGGAGAGATCGTGCGGCTGGCGCAGAGCAGCGGATACTGCTACGCCACTAACAAGCAGCTGATGGGCGTCTGCAATTTGACGGACAAGTCCGTCTCGGAGTTGGTAAGCCAGCTCCGGGACTGCGGACACATCCGGGTGGAGATGATCCGGCGTTTCGGTGCCTCCGGAGATGTGGTTCAGAGGCGGATTTTTCTGGGGCAAATTCTGGCAAAAAATGGACCCCAAATCCATGGCGAGGAGGTCCAGGGAGGTATCCCGAAAAATCCGGATACCTCCCCCGAAAAATCGGGAGAGGGTATCCCGAAAAATCCGGAGGAATATAAAGGTATTAAGAATACAAGTATATATCCCCCTATAATCCCCCCAAAGGGGATGCGTGTGAAAACACGAAAAAGCAAGTCAACACCGGCATGGATGCCGGATGCTTTTGAGGCCTTCTGGAACCTGTACCGGACCCGTGGCCGGGCCGAGGACCGGGTGGGCGCTGTCCGGGAGTGGGACAGGCTCAAGCCGGATGAGGCCCTCATCCAGACCATGACCCAGGCGTTGGAGACCCAGAGCAAGAGCGAGACCTGGCGGCGGGGCATCGGCATCCCTTACGCCTGCCGGTGGCTCAAAAACGAGCGATGGAAGGACACCACTCCGGAGCGGTCCGAATCGGACCAGGAGGCGGAGCCGCCCCGGCGGCGCTACGTGGGCAAGCGGATCATCGACGGCCAGGAGGTGGACGTGTATGAGTAATTTTGCCAGCGTGGAGGCGGAGCAGGCGGTCCTTGGCTCCATGCTGATTGACAGCGGATGCGTCCGCCGGGTGGCGGCTATCCTGCGGGAGTCGGATTTCTCCGTGGCCCTCAACCAGGACATGTACCGGGTGATCGTGACCATGGACCGGGACGGTCAGCCCATCGACGGCCTGACAGTCTGTGCGGAGGCGCTGCGGCAGAGCCTGGCGGAGGAGAAGACGCTGCGGAAGTATCTGGCTCAGCTGATGGAGATTACGCCCACGGCGGCCAATGTGGAGATGTACGCCGACATCGTGGCCCGGACGGCCCGGCGGCGCGAGCTTAAAACGGCCCTGGAGGACGGCCTGGCGGCCCTGGCGGACCAGGCCCCAGAGGACGAGGTGCTTACTCAACTGGACGCGGCTATGACGGCTAGCAGCCAGCGATTGGAGAGTGAGCTGCTTGCTCCCAAGGAGCAGGTGGACGGATTTTTGAACTACCGTGCTCAGATCGACGAGGGCAATTTCCCATACGTCCGGACAGGCATCAAGGCACTGGACAAGCTGCTGGGCGGCGGCATGGTGCAGGATGGATTGTACATCCTGGCGGGCCGCCCCGGCATGGGCAAGAGCGCCCTGGGAGTCAGCATTGCGGAGCATGTAGCCCAGACGGTGGGCAAGGTGGATTATTTCTCCCTGGAGATGTCCAGGGAGCAGATCATGGCAAGGCGGCTGTCCAGCCTGAGCAAGGTGGACAGCAGGCTGATCCTGATGGACACCCTGACGGCAGATGAGTACAAGCGGATGATCGAGGCCACCCGCAAGGCGGCAGCCACGCCGTTTTACTGCACCGACGGCTGCGCCAAGAGCGTCCAGCGGATCACGTCCATTGCTCGGGCGGGCCGGGACGTCAAGCTGGTGGTGGTTGACCATTTCGGCCTGATCCTCCGCCCCGGCAAGCGGCAGGATGCGGACGAGTCAAGAGAGATCGCCCACGCCCTCAAGCGGCTGGCCCAGTCCCTCAACCAGCCGGTGCTGTGCCTGGCACAGCTCAACCGGCAGAATGAGCAGAGAACGGACAAGCGGCCCACACTGGCGGACCTGCGGGCCACGGGCGCCATGGAGGAGGACGCCGACGGCGTGATCTTTGTCCACCGACCGGACTATTACCAGGCGGACTACAAGCGGGAGCGAGGCGCACCGGAGCGGACGGAGATCATCCTGGCCAAAAACCGCCACGGCCCCACCGGACGCCTGGATTTATCTTTCTGGCCGGAGACCAACACCTTCAACCCGGCCTATGTGGAGTGAAACATGAAAATCGGAGATATTTTGAGCATCGAGCCGACATTGGAGGCAACCAGCGGACTGGGCACCATCGGGCCGATCCCGGCGCGGGTGATCTACATCCACCCGGCGGGGCGGTACTACACGGTTGAGTTCCGCAGTCCCATTACCGGCTACAACTGGCGGGAGGCCTTCTGGCCTGAGCTGGCGCCGCTTTTCAAGGCCGCAGGCGCTGCGGTCTGACGCAAACACAAGGGGGAAAGGTGAACATGAAAACAATCGCGGTATTGAATTTCAAGGGCGGGGTCGGCAAGACCGTCACCACCGCCACGCTGGCGTATTTGCTGGCGAAGCAGGGCAAGCGGATTCTGCTGATCGACGGGGACAGTCAGGGCAACCTGAGTATGTCCTTCGGGATTGACGCGGAGGAAGGCGCGGACACGCTGGCCCTTTTGACCGAGGGCGCCGGGTACTATCCGGAGTTTGTGACGCCCACCATTTTTGACGGGATCGACCTGATCCCCTCCGACATCAACCTGCTGGTGGCAGACCGGCACATGGCCCAGAGCGGCGTAGGCCGGATGCAGCGGGCCATCGCGGATCTGCGGGACGCCATCGAGGAGGACGCGGATCAGGACAACGCCTACGATCTCATCCTGATCGACTGCCCACCGGCACTGTCGGCAGCCTGCACGGCGGCGCTGGCCGCTGCGGATGAGGTGATTATCCCCATCCGGCTGGACTACTACTCCACCGGCGGCATGGCCAATCTGGCGGAGCAGCTCCAGCACATGCGGGCCATCAACCCCCGGCTGTCGGTGCTGGGCGTGTTGGTGACGCAATTCACCCACATGGCAGATGAGAAGGAGGCCCTCGCGGCCATCCGGGGCGGAGCGCTGCCGGTGTTTGAGACGGTGATCCGGTTCTCCAAGGCCGTCCCCAGCGCGACCTTCCAGAAGGTACCGCTGCCGGTGGCCCGTCCCTACTGCGCGGCCAGCAAGGACTACGCCGAGCTGGTGAAGGAAATCTCCGGGAGGTGTTGAGGATGGAAAAGCGGAAATTTAACGTGATGGATGTGCTGGGTGAGCAGCTGGCCGGCGTGGCGGACACCATGCGGGAGATCTCCATCGACAACATCCGGGACAACCCCCGGAACTTTTACCCGACGCCTGACTCTCAAGCGCTGCGGGCCTTGGCGGACTCCATCCGGGCCAACGGCCTTTTGGAGCCGCCTACGGTTGTCCCTGCCGGTGACGGCACCTATCGCCTGATCTCCGGCCACAGCCGTCTGGCTGCCATTAAGGCCCTCCGGGAGACGGAAATCCCGGATCAGTGGGCAACCGTGCTTTGCCGGGTGCTGCCCCCCATGTCGGAGGGGCAGGAGCAGGCGGCGGTGATCGAGGCCAACCGCCAGCGGGTGAAGTCCAATGCCCTGCTGGCCGATGAGGCGGAAAAGCTGACGGCGGCTTATATTAAGCGCCGGGAGGCCGGTGAGGAACTGCCGGGCCGCATCCGGGATCATGTGGCTGCAGTCCTACAGGTCAACGCTACGAAGCTGGCCAACCTTGCGGTCATCAAGAAGGGGCTGAAAGTGCCGGGGATGGTCCGAAAGTGGGAGGCGGGAGACATCCCGGAGGCGGTGGCTCTGGAGATTGCACGGATGGACATTGAGGAGCAGTACCGTCTGCTGGACTGGACGATTGAGGGCGAATCGCATTACTACAGTATTCGGGACGTGAAGATGTTCCACACCCTCTGGACCATGTTCCCTCACAACTGCCCGGAATCCTCCGGCCTGTGCCCCAACGCCGGACCGATGTATGACCGGTTCTACACATACGGAGCGCTGAACAACTGCGCAGGGTGCTGTCGCTCGTGCAACAAGAGGGACACCTGCAAGACGGTATGCCAATATTTCAAGCCGGAGACACAGGCGGAGCCTGAGCCGGAGGTCAAGCGCAACCCGGCGGTGGCGGATCCTCGCCTGGACTACAAGGTGATGGTTCCCACCTTCTGCCAGCGGGTGAAGGAGCTGCGGATCCAGACCGGCATGAGCCGGAAGGAATTTGCCCAGAGCATTGACGAGTTCCCGGGGACGTACAGCGCGTGCGAGAACGCCTCCATGTGCGGATCGGAGAAGATCGCCAAGCTGGCGCTGTGCTTTGGCGTCAGCACGGATTACCTCTACGGCCTGACGGATGATCCTACGCCGTCAGCGCAGAAAGGAGCGGACACATGAGATACACAGGGCGCGGGAAGCGCCGCAGCCGGGTCCTCCCGGTGCTGACTCTGGCGGCCGCCGTGGCTGCCGTGATCCTGCTGACGGTAGCGGCCAAGGGCGTGGCCCTATGACCGCGCCGCCGTGTCTGGCCTGCCCGGATCGCCGGATCGGATGTCACGATCCGGCGGTCTGCCCCCAGTGGGCGGCCTACGAGGAGATCCATAGGGCAGAGCTGGCAGCCATGCCGTCCCGTAAGGAGTGGGTGGACATGGTGGAATACATCCATGATCGGCGGCGACGCTATATGCCGGGCCGCTGGAAAAAAGGAGACAAATCATGCTGAATCATATCGTACTGATGGGCCGTCTGACCCGTGACCCGGAGCTGCGGCACACCGGCAGCGGGCTGGCCGTGGCGTCCTTCTCTCTGGCCGTGGACCGGGACTTCAAGGGCCAGTCCGGCGAGAAGGAGACGGACTTCGTGGACATCGTGGCGTGGCGCTCAACGGCGGACTTCGTGAACAAGTTTTTCACCAAGGGCCGCATGGCCGTGGTGGAGGGCCGCTTGCAGCTACGGGACTGGAAGGACAAGGACGGAAACAACCGGCGCTCCGCCGAAGTGGTGGCGGAGCATGTGTATTTCGGGGACAGCAAGCGGTCCGAATCGGACACACCGCCTGCGTCTGGGGACTTCCGGGAGATCCCGGAGGATGAGGAAGGAGAGCTGCCGTTTTGAGAGATCAAGAACTCGTAAATGCGCTGCGGACACAAGTGGAGGTAGTGCGGAAAATAGGACTTTACCCGGGCAAATCTGGGATATGGGCAGTGATTGAGCAGGCATCCGACCGGATCGCCAACCAGAGCACCCACATCGCGGCGCTCCAGCAGAAAATTGAGAAGCTGCGGGGGCAGAATAGACAACTGATTCTTGAACGCAACTATGTTATGTCGATAATTGCGGATGTCAGAAAAGGCGGAAAGACGTGGATGTGCCAGTATTGCTCTCATTGCAAGGGCATCGTAAGCGGCATGGCTGACTGCGATTCCAAAAAGCTGTGTGTTATGCCATATAGTCAGTTTGAGCTAAAAAGGCCGAAACCGCCGGAGGTGTAATGATGTCAGACCTTGAGCAGACCGCAATCGAGCGGCTGAAAGCGGCATCGGATATGAGCCTGCGGCTTTTTGAGAAGCCGTTGGTAATCACTTACTCCGGCGGCAAGGATAGCGATGTGCTGTTGCATCTGGCAAGGGCCAGCGGCATCCCATTTGAGGTATTGCACTCCCTCACCACGGCGGATGCTCCAGAGACGGTGCGCCATGTGTACGATACGTTTTATCGGCTGGAATGCAAGGGAATCAAGTGCGACGTGGACAAGCACGTCCAGCCGGACGGCTCCCGCATGACCATGTGGAAACTGATTCAAAAGAAGCTCATGCCGCCCACACGCCTGATGCGGTACTGTTGCGCCGTCCTTAAAGAGGGGGGGGCAAGGATCGGTTTATTGCTACGGGCGTTCGCTGGGCGGAATCCACGGCCAGAAAACGCCGTGGCGGCTTAGAGGTATTAACGCCTAAGCCACAAAACAAACTGATCCTATCAAACGATAACGACGAGGACCGCCGATTATTTGAAACGTGTCAGCTCAAGGGGAAACGAGTAGTAAACCCCATTGTGGACTGGCAAACGGCAGATATTTGGGATTACGTCGGCGCCGAAAAAATCCCCATGAACCCGCTGTACTGCGAGGGATTCTGCCGGGTTGGCTGCATTGGCTGTTTTATGGCATCCAAAACCAGAATCATGGAATTTGCCCGCTACCCAGAGATCAAGGCAGCGTGGATTCGTTCGTTTGACAAAATGTTGATAATACGGATCGAAAGGGGCATGGAGGCATACTCTTGGCGCTCCGGTGTAGATGTATTCCACTGGTGGATGGAGGACGGCGTTCTGCCGGGGCAGGAAGTGCTTGGGGGGTTCGAGGAATGACAAACTTTGAGTTTTACACGGAAAACGCAGCCAGATTGGGTGAGCTGATCGAAAAAGCCGTGGATGACGCGCTGGAAGCAAAGGGCTGCTCACTTGATCTGAAATACCCGGAGAAACTGTCCAATACCGATGATACACGCATGGTGACGTGGGCAAGCTGGCTGAATGAAGAAATGTAGGGAGGAACTATGAGAGATACAAAAAACCTCGTAAATGCGCTGCGGCGCTGTGCAGGCGGCTCATTGTGTAAATGCTGCAAATGCGAGTTGTATTGCGAGAAAAATTGTGTGGGCGTACTGAAAAACGCTGCTGCTGACTTGATCGAGAACCAGCAGCGGCACATCGAGGCGCAGGCGAAAGAGATTGACGCGCTGCGGAACGAACTGTGCCTGAAATGCGGAAACTACACGCTGGCCCATGAGGGGGCCTGTAACGGATGCCGGTGGAGGAGGTAAGAAGATGGAACGATTGACTTTTGACGGTAATTTCTGCGATATCGTCCAGTGTGAAAACACCCCCAACGGGAGTTACTGCGAAAGCGACGGCAGCTGCTTCCTGCGGAAAGTGTGGGAGAGGCTAAAAGCCTACGAGACCACGGGGCTGACGCCGGAGGCGTGCGCTGAGGCACGGGAAGCCGGAAAGGTGCTTTCCAGCTGCGACATATCATTCAGAAGGCTTGCGGAACTGCTTACAGCCGACAGAGCCGGTCGGCTGGCGGTGCTGCCGTGCAAGGCGGGAGATACGGTGTACCGAATCGTTCGGGACGCAGACCTGCATATTGCACGGGACGAAGTGAGAAATATGTACTTTGCTGACGATATGACGTTGTGCGTTGAGCTGGTCGGCGGGCGGATTATCTTGTCGGAGAAATTTGGTAAGACCGTATTCATGACCCGCGAGGAGGCGGAGAAAGCATTGGGGGCGATGAAGGATGAATGACCTAAAGCCGTGCCCGTTCTGCGGCGGTAAACTGAACTTTTACCGGGAGAACTATGTGAATCGTTTCGGAAAGCGCATCATTGAGCAATACTGGATGCACGATGATACAGATTGTGTCCTTAACGACATAAATCAGCCTTTTGTTTTAGGGGCTGGAGACGCAAATCCGGAAACGGGTTATCCGGGAGAGTATGCT